TAAACCTAGTGGAACAGTGTCACTACTTTCGGGAGTAACACCAGGAATACACTATCCCATCTCAGAGTATTATATTAGAAATATTCGATTTCAAGAAGGTAGTAGCTTACTTAAACATTTAAGAGAAGCTGGTTACACTATTGAACAAGATAAATATTCAAATAATACTTGGGTTGTTAGTTTTCCAGTTAAAGAGAACTACTTTGATAGAGATATAAATGACGTATCAATGTGGGAGCAATTAGAAAACGCAGCACAAATTCAAGAACACTGGGCTGATAACCAAGTGAGTGTTACAATAAGCTTTAGCAAAGAAGAAGCTAAAGACATTGGTAGAGCATTAGAGTTGTACGAAACTAGACTTAAAGGAGTATCTTTCTTACCAAAGAAAGACCATGGGTACGAACAAGCACCATACATTCCAATTAGTAAAGTTGATTATGATTTAATGGTTGAGAATCTTAAGAAGATTAAAAAAATTAAGAAAGACACACATGAAGTTACAGAGAAGTACTGTGATAGTACAAGCTGTGAGGTATAAGATGGATTTTGGAGAACACAAAACTAAGAATTTCCAATTTACTGTTAATATAGATTTTAAAACAAAAACTGAATTAACTCCAAGAATGATAGAAGTCTCTGAGGCTTTTGGACTGGGTGTTAGTGAAGAAAAACATTTTACAATCTATAAAGACTTTAAAATAGGATTCAATGCTGGCGATGTTGTATTTATAACAGGAGATAGTGGTGGTGGAAAAACTTTATTACTAAAAGAAATTAGAAATAAATTAAATCCAGACCTCAATTACAGTGAAAACTTAGATGATATAAAACCAGAACCAGATGAAGTAATAATTGAAAACATTGGTAAGACACTAGATGAGGGTATAAAGTATCTCTCAATGATGGGTCTTAACGATGCATTTATTTTTTTAAGAAAGTACAAAGAATTAAGTGATGGTCAGAAGTATCGTTACAGACTTGCTAAAGCAATATCATTAGAGGCAGAGTTCTTATTCATTGATGAATTTTGTGCTAACTTAGATAGAACAACAGCAAAGGTAATAGCGTTTAACTTACAAAAGATAGCCAAGAAGAAAGATATGGTGTTAATAGTTGCAACAACACATAGAGACTTAATAGAAGACTTAAATCCAGACGTATTAGTTGATAAGAAGTTTATGGATAATGTTGAAGTTACTTATACTGAAGCAAAGAAAAAGAAAATATCATTCTTTGATGATGTTAAAATATCTAAAGGAACTATGGCAGATTATAAAAAATTAAACAAATTTCATTACAAGAATACAGCAACAAACTTTCCATATATGGTAATAACTAAACTTACATATAATAGTGACTTAGTTGGTGTGGCTGTTCATTCACCACCGTTCTTACAAACAAAAGGACGAACTATTAAGTTTGGAAGCACATACACAAAAATGGAAAAAAAAGTAGTTAGTGACATTAATAAACTATTCATTAGAGGCTCAAGATATGTTATCTCTCCAAAGTATAGAGGGTGTGGATTGGGTAAGAAGTTAGTAATTGATAGCTTACCATATATTAAACACAAGAAATACTTAGAAGTAATCACTGTTATGGGTAAATACAATCCTGTGTTTGAAAGAGCAGGAATGGAAAAGATAGAAATAACAGAAGAAACAGATAGACCAACAGTTAAATTCACAAAATGGATGGTTGAGAAAGGATTAAGACTTGAAGAAGTGCATAATCCAAGATACTTCAAAAGCTTCTTAGATGAACTAAATAAAGAAGACAGATTAACAGCAGTTCAAATGATGGGAAAAGTAATGCATCATCCTAAACTTGGATTATCAGGACAAGATGGTAGAAGAGCAGAAGTAGTTGCTCAAGAGAATAGATATAAGACAGCACCATTTGAAGACGTATATGATGAGTTAATTATCAATATACCAAAACTGTATAGTGGTATGACACTTTACTATATTATGGAAAACCCACACTACGAGGATAAAGACAAATGTCAAACTTATTTATAGAGTTTCAAAAACTCATAAAACACAGAAGACCTGATGAATGGAATGAAGAACTACTTAATAGTAATGGTATATGTATAATTTGTAATAAGAAAGTGGGGATAAATAATCTAGAATTAGACCACATTATACCATTGTCTAAAGCACATATTGGTCAGATATATAATATAAAAGATGTTCAACCATTGTGTAAAAGATGTAATGTAATAAAAGGTAATAGAAGATGAAAAATATGTTTGAACAATTTAAAGATTTAGTATATAAAAATAAAATTCCAGATGAGTCTTTATTAGTTCCTATACTGATATGGTTATCTGGAAGTGAAAAAAATATAGAACAAACACAACGAGTAAATAAGAAGTTTTTTGCTGGGAATCGAAAGATTTATATAAGAGAAGTATCATTAAGTAATAGTATAGGACATATAATTAGATATCCTAAAATTACCAAAGACGATGAAAAAACAAAATTCTTTAACAATGACATCTGTAAATACTTCGGCTGGACATCTAATGAACTCAGAAAAAACATTACTATTTTAAATATTGAAGAGTTAAAACCAGTTATAGCTAAAGCTTTTGGCTACAACGACAAAGAAAGACGAGTATTAAAATTACCAAAACTTAAAAATGCCAAAAAAAGGACATAAAATAACGGAAGAGCATAGAGAGAAACTACGTCAGGCTAAACTTGGAACTAAAAGACCTAAAGAAGTATGTGAGAAGATAAAGAAAAATCATTCGAAATACTGGCTTGGAAAATCTAGAGATAAAGACACTATCGATAAGATTAAAGAAAAACGAGCAAAACAGATAATAAAACCATTCACAGATGAACATAAAAGTAAGTTAAGTGATTCCCAAAGAGGTAAAGAAATCAGTATAGAACAAAGAATATCTATAAGCTTAAGACAGAGTGGAAGAACAGAGTTTACAGATTTTATGTATAATATCAATGGTAATGTAAGAAAAACTCCACAATACACAGAATGGAGAAAACAAGTATTTGAAAGAGACGATTATACTTGTCAAGAGTGTGGAAAAAAAGGATGTTTTTTAGAGGCTCACCATATAAAATCATTTGCAGAATATGAAAAATTAAGATTTAGTATAGACAATGGTATAACATATTGTAGGGAATGTCATTGTTTAAATGATGAACGTAGAATGAGATTTAGTAAGTAGTATTAACTACAACAAGCAGCGTAGGTTGATAAAATTAGAGGTAATCAACCATGGCAGAAAGAAAAGAAAGAAGTAATAACTTATGGAAGATGGGTGACTACAATGGGAATTGAAAAATTCGTAGTTACAAGCGCACAGGCAATGGCAAAGCCTAACATGAAATTTTTAAAGAGCTTAGAACATTATTGTAATATGAACAATGCTGATTTAATAGTATTACCAATGATAGGAAAAGACGCTAAACAAGATTCGATTGATTCAAACTTTCATCCCAAGATATTAGAACTTGGACTTACAAGAGATGTTTATAAATTAAATAAGAATATTGGTGTTGACCATTTTAACTTAAGACCTCAACAAGTCGACCCAATAACAGGCTTACAAAGATTCGCACAACGTGGACAAACAAAGATATTCGCAGCTCCTAAACAGAGATGGAAATATTTTCCACATTCAAATCAACAGATACCAAAAGCATTAATAACAACTGGAGCATTAACAGAACCAAACTATGCAACAGGAGCAGATGTTAGTGCTGAAAGAAGAAGACTTGGTGGAATTGCAAAGCGTGACCATGAATATGGAGCTATTGTAGTTGAAGTTGTTAATGGTAATATATATCATTGGCGTAATCTATTATCACAAGTAAATGGAAAATTTACTGATATGGGCACATTATATGATGGAGACAAAACAAGTCATGTAAAACCACTCGTAATGAGCGCAGGAGATTGGCACACTGGATATTCAGACCCAGTTGCAAGACAAGCGACTCTTGATATGATAGTTGATTTAGAACCTCAAAAAATCTTTTTACATGATTTCTTTGATGGTCATAGCGTATCACATCATACTCAACAACAATTAATTTATCAATGGATAAGAGAAGGTGCAGATAAAGGCAACTTAAGTTTAGAACGAGAGTTCGATATGTGTTATAACGAACTTAACAGTATTGATGATGTAATGAAGAGTGGAGAAATAGTTGTTGTACAATCAAACCACATGGAATTCCTTGATAGATATTTAGATGAAGGACGATTTATTAAAGACCCAGGCAATGCAAGAATGGCTTTTAAACTAGCTTCATTGTATGTTGATGGTTTAAATCCAGTCGAAGAAGGAATGAAGATGAGTGGTGAAATACCAGACAATGTTACTTTTTTAGACAGATGGTCAGATTATAAAGTTAAAGGTTTTCAATTAGCTAATCATGGAGATAACGGTCCTGGTTACAGAGGATTCAGTATATTAGCAAAAGAAGCTGTTTATGGAAAGAGTATAACAGGTCATTGTCACACAAGTGAAAAACTAAGACAAACTTACACTAACGGTTCAATATTACCATTTGATATGTTTTACTTGAAGGGAAGTCCGATAAGTTGGACTCAATCACATAACTTCATATATGATACGGGTGTTCAAACTGTCAATATAATCAAAGGAGATTATAAAGCGAAGTAAAATGGAAGACGGCGAACTAGAACAAATAACAAAAAAAGAATTTGACAATGTGTTTAAAGAAAATATCAGTCTTGTTGAAAAAGAACTAATTAAAACATTAAACCAAATGAATATTCATATTCCTGGATTAAGCGATTTAACTGATTGTTATCTCGCGTTATTAGAATTCAGAAGTGATTATAGAAGAGATTACAAGACACATAGAGTTGGTCATTATATTAATGATTCGGGTCTTACATACAAGAAGATTGCAGATAGAAAAATAGGATTCCAACCACATTATAATGACGACAAAACTAAGTCCTAATTGTCCATACTGTTACGATGGTGTAATAGTGAGAGACAAGAATTGTGGGGTATTGTTTTGCAACAGATGTTTCAAAGAGATTCAGATTAAAAATTTTGGAGATTAAAAATGAAAGTAAAAAATATTTTAGGTTTAGAAAGTATAGTAAATGATAAACTAGATATGAAAGTAGGTATACTGAAAAGAACTTACATCAAATATCAATTCAATAATTTATATACAAATAAACACGGTCCTATAACTATTGATAAAAATAATCCATCATTATATGACCAACAAATAGTAAATAAATTTGATACTTATGTTAGATATGTAAGAAGATATCATGGTATAAAATAAAAATGTTACTTGAAGAAATACTTAAACCACAGAAATTAAACAAAGGGAAACACGATACACTAATATTAAAAGTAGAGAGTGCCATAACCCTCAGTCCAAATGTTATGAGTATGTATAAGAGTGCTTATTTTAAACATAATGGTGTTGAAGGAGACTTTGATTATCTAGCTATGTTTTATGACTCTAAAATACACGACATAGAACATTGGAAAGAAGTACCATTTGCAGATTCAACATTATTAATATTTGAAATGAAGTCAAATGATACATCGAGTAATTACCACAAAGCGCAGAGACAACTAAAAAAAGAAAAGAATTTTATATTAAACAACACAGACTATAGAAGTATAGACTGCTTTTATTCGTTTAATGTTGGAAACAGTTATATGTTTAGACATGAACAAATAGATTAAACTTAACAAAAATTGGTGAGACAAAAAAATGAGTAAAATAAAATACGTATGTAAGAATTGTAATATAGATTTTTACGATTATGAGTATAGAAATAGAAACTATTGTTCTAAAAATTGTGCTAATTCCTCTATAGAAAGAAATACTAGAATAGGAAATGGTAATAAAATTTCACTTCTAAACCACACACACTCATTAAAAACTAAACAAAAAATGAGTGAAAGAAAGACAGGTAGTAAACATTGGAATTGGCAAGGAGGTATAACCAATATTACAAGAGCACTTAAGAACGGAATAGCGTATAGAAATTGGCGAAATAGTGTCTTTGAGAGAAATGATTATACTTGTCAAGCAAAAGATTGTCAATATTGTAAAAATAAAAAAGGTGTTTTTCTACACGCGCATCATATTAAATCTTTTAAACGTTATAATAAATTAAGATATGATATTAACAATGGAATAACATATTGTTCAAAATACCATTTAAAAAGTGGCATTCATAAAAAAAAAGGTGATGAAGATTTTTTTAATTGAAACTAGTCATAAAGATAAACACTCTGAACTTAACATATTCTATAGAGATTCTAAAAATAAGAAACATGTTAAGATTGTGAAAGATTTTAAACCTTATTTTTATGTAGATGATAGTGAAGCTATTCCTGATGATTATAGAATAACAGGAGTAGAGACAGGTCATAAAGACTTGTTTAATAATAAAGTAAAGAAGATATTCATACAACGTTCAAAAGACATGTATGGTGTCAGAAAATTATTCGAGAAACATTACGAAGCAGATGTTCCATTTCCACAAAGATACATAATAGATGTATTGGGAGAAGTTGAAACATATAAATTACACACACTATCACTTGATATAGAAACAGACAGTGTTAGTACATTTCCAAACGTTGATGACCCAGACCAAGCAATTATTTCTTGTGCGTTTGCAGATAATAGAGGCTTTAAAAGAAAGTACATATTTAAAAGTCCAGATTGTAAAGTAGATATTGAAGTAGATGATATTACCAAAGTATTTGTTAATGAAGAACAATTACTACAGGGAATAGTAGCTCTTATTAACAAATTAGACCCAGACGTATTAACTGGTTGGAATGTGAGAGACTTCGACTTGGCTTATCTTATAAATAGAATAAAGAAAACAGATATTAACTATCATGCTATGTCTCCAATGGGACAAGTATTCTGTGAAAAGAATGAGAGAATGGGAGATGATGTTTGGGATATTAAGATTCGTGGTAGAATAATCATTGATGGAATGGAAGCTTATAAACATTTCAGAAAGATGTCAAATCAAGGAAGAGCAGAAAGTTATTCATTAGAATTCACTGGTCAAAATGTATTAGGTGTTGGTAAGATACAACACGAAGATAACTTCCACGACATGTGGGTTAAAAATCCAAACGAATTACTTAAATATAACTTAAGAGATACTGAATTAGTTATAGACATCTTAGAGAAACTAGAGATAATAGAATTTTATGATTACATTAGAGCAAAATCGTTTGCATTATTAGACCAAATATATCAAACAACATCATTAGTTGATGGTTATTTACTTAGAATAGCACATAATAAATATGTATTACCAAGTAAAGACAAGAGAAGTTCAGAGAAATACAAAGGAGCATATGTATTTCCACCAACTCCAGGACTATATGATAACGTATTAGCACTTGATTTAAAAGCACTATATCCAAATATTATTAAAACATTTAACGTTGGATTTGAAACTTTCAATCCTGAAGGCGATATACAACTTAAAGAAGGTATTGGATTTAATAAAGGTATTGGTTTAATGTCTCAGATTATGAGAGAGCTTGAAGGAGAACGAAAGATTTATAAAAAGAAGATGTGGATAGCAGACCAAGCAAACAATGAAGCTGAAAGAAAACTAAACCATTATAAACAGTACTCAGTAAAAGTACTGATGAATAGTTTCTATGGTTATCTTGGTTATCCAGGCTCAAGACTTTATAAAAAAGAAGTAGCTGAAGCTATTACAGAGTGGGGAGTTGCTATAATCCAATGGACAAAGAAAGTACTTAACGATATGGAATATACTGTTATCTATGGAGATACTGATTCAGTATATGTAACACCAAAGACATCTTCATTATTTGCTCTATTAAAAGAAGGTAGTGGACTTGTGAAGAATATTAATAAGTCATATACAGAATTTGTAGAGACGTATGGTTCAGATGATTGTACATTAGAAATGGAGTTTGAGAAGATATTCAAGAAGTTATTATTTGTTGGTAAAAAAGATAGTAATGAAGGAGCAAAAAAGAAGTATGCTTATATATTATTATGGGAAGACAAGAAGAAGGTAACAAATGATGTTAAATTCACAGGCTTTGAGACAGTAAGAAGTGATACGCCAAGAATATCTAAGAAGATACAAACAGAGATTGTTGGTAAAATACTAAATGGTATAAGAAAACAAGAAATAGTTGATATACTAAAAGAATTAGATAATAATATCAGAACAAAGAAGATACCAACAGAAGACATAGCATTTCCAAAAGGAATCTCTCAACCATTAGCAACATACGGTAGAATGGTTATTGATGAAGAGACTGGAAAGAGAAGAAAGACTGGTACACCACCTGTTATCACAGGAGCAAGATATGCAAATAAATATCTTGGAAAAAACTTTAATCAAGGTAGTAAACCAAAATGGATTTATATTAAGAAAGTACCACCAGGATATCCAAACACAAAGATATTAGCGTTTGAAGAAGATATTCCAGCAAAATTTCAAATAGATTATGATACAATGATTGAGAAAATTATTAGAAACAAACTAGAAGCTATACTGCTTGCTAGTGGTTTCGGTGAATTTCCAAAGATAGACGCAAGACAACAAACTCTATAGGTGAGACAATGAATAGACTAGATATTATTAAAAAATTTTGTGCAGGTGCAAATTACTATATGGTTAGATATGACGAGAGTCGTGGAAAAATATTAGAAGAAGCACTATCAGAGAATTTAATAGATAATGAGATACATAGAAGTACAACAAACAAAGACGATAGTATGTTATTTGTATACAAAATAGACCCTGATAATAACTTATATGTTAAGAACCCACTACAACTATTGTTATACTCTTTAGAAGAAGCTAGAGCTATTGAAGCAGTATATCCATACATATTTAATTGGATATATGATGGATTGTATTTGAAAGCATACGCTATCATACCAAGTAATAGTTCAAAATCACATACAACAATTACAAGATATGGTGGAACAAAGAACTTTTATAAGATATTAGTCCAACATTTAAGTAACATTGGTAAGATGAAGAAAGGACAGAGTCCAGATTATGACTTTGCCAGTCTAAATATAGTTATACAAGAAACAGAAATATCAATTGGTTCAATAAACAAGAAGACTGGATATTCATCAATACATATCAACTTAAAAGATGGATATAAACACATACTAAAAAATAGTCTTAAGTGTCAGATTAACGACACACGACTTAATGTTTTAGATATGAAGTATTGGGCAAGAGAAATTAATCCTGATTTCATTAGTGAAGCAAAACATATGAAACTAGACAATCCAATACCATACTTTGATGAGATATACACTATATATCCAAAACCAATGAAGAGAATTATGAATCTACAACACAAAGGTAATTATAATAGATTCTTAATATCTAGATTTTTATTATCTGTACACTCTCCAAAAGACGCTAGATTTATATACTATGCTGTATTGGGAGATGAAGAACGAGAACATGTAAAAACAGGTAATTGTTCAACACAATGGAATTATATTAGAAACAATATTGATAAATACGACTGTCCAAGTCTTGAAGAAGTAAAGAGATTCATCTACACAACAGATGAACCATTAGCACATTTGTTAGAGCCTGTGCAAGATTTTATCGATTCCGAGAAGAAAAAAACGAAAGATTTAAATAGTTGAAGTAATATTATATAATATTAGGGTGAAAGAAATGGACATAATCCAAAAAGTATGGAGAAACAAGGGAAACAATCAGAAACTTGTAACTATACCTAGAAATAGTGATATAAAAGATGGTGATTACGTTATCATTAAGAAAATTGAAAATAAATAAACAATGTACAATATGTAAAAAGATATTTGAGACATACGAATGTCATAATAGAAAATATTGTTCAAATGAATGTTATTATAACTCTTTAATTGGTAGTAAACAATCATCTACTACTATATTAAAAAGAAGTAAGTCTCTTAGTAACAGAAAACTCTCTGAAGAACATAAAAAGAAAATAGGTAATTCAAATAGAGGAAAAAAACACTCAAGAGAATTCTGTGACAATATTGTGAAAAATAACAGAAAAAGAATAGTTACAGAAAAAACTAGACAACTAAAATCTAAACTAATGACTGGAAACTTAAATCCAGCTTGGAAAGGTGGTGTTACTGCTAAAAATTATGGAATTAGAAAATCTATAGATTATAAAAAATGGAGAACTTCAGTTTTTAAGCGTGATAAATATACTTGTCAATTAAGTGGTCAAATTAGTGGTTTATTAGTAGCTCATCATATTGAAAGTTTTTCAACAAATAAAGAAAAACGATTAGATATTAATAATGGATTTACTATAACAAAAGAACTTCATTTTAAATTTCATAAAATTTATGGAAAGAAGAATAATACTCGAGAACAGTTGGAAGAATTTAAAGAGGTTAAAAAAGAATGAACAAGACAGATTTGGAGACAGAAGTAAAAAGACTTGAGACAGAAAACAAGAGATTAAAGAAAGACAACGATTTTATGTTTAAACAACAAAGTAGCTTTAAAAAAATGGCTGAGAGAGCTGGAAGTGAATTAGCACCATACAAAGCTATGGTTATGAGACTTGAAGAAGAAATGAGTAGATTAGTATCAACACTAAAATCACAAGGTGATAAAAAATGAAAAAAAACAAACTAAGTAAGAGCCAACAGTTAGTATTGGACACATTAAACGAAGAAGAAGCATTAACATATGACGATATATCAGAGATAACTGGCTTAAGTTATGATGGTATTAGAGGGAGAGTATCTGAGTTAAAACAACTCGGTTATAAGATAGATAGAATGAGAGAAGGCGCTAATACATTTTTAATGTATAAACCACCATCAAGCTATCGTAGACCATTAGATATAAAGAGTGGAATATCTGAGAAACTGAAAGCTATTGATGACTTTTATAAGATAACAGACTTTTTAGATGGTGTCAAGAATACGAAGAATAAAAAGACTAAATTCAAAGATAAAGTACCAACTGAAAATGAGAAGACACCAGTATTACTATTATCAGACTTACATTTTGGAGAATTAATCCATAATAGAGAAGGTTTGTTAATATATGATACTGAGGCTGCTCAAATGAGAATGGAATATCTTGGAGAACAAGTCTTAGAACATCTAAAAAATAATCAAAATAACCATCTATATATTTTAGGACTTGGAGACTTTGTTGATGGAGATATGATTTTTAAGAATCATCTATTCAGAGTAGAGAAAGCAGCAGTTGAGCAAGTACAAGACGTTGTAAAGTCTATATCAGCTATGATTAAGATGTTAGTAGCAAATGGTATCACTGTAGAAATGCATAATGTACGAGGAAACCATGGTATCACAAACTATAAAAATATAGAAGAAGATAACTGGGACAACGTTGTATATGATATGTTAGCGTTAATCTTTACTGATAGTGAAGATGTAATGATTAGAAACTTCAGAGGAGAAGAAGGAGAAGTTGTAATCAATGGTCGTTCAATAATATTAAGTCATGGATATAATATGGGGTCACAGATTAAAACAGCAAGTGGTCTTAGAGCATTTAGAGGAATCTGTGGTAAATATGGATTAGATACAGGAGATATTGTAGTAGTTGGTCACTTACACGAATTTGGTGTAGAATCAGACCAAGGAAAGATATTGGTCAGAAATGGTTCAATGGCTGACGCAAGTGAGTACGCATTTAAACTGAATTTATTCTCAGTACCAATGCAGACACTGATGGTATTAGAAGATGATGTACCATATCCAATACTTATACCATTGGAATTAGAGGGATAAGATGAATGCAATAATGGGTTATATAATAGGAGCACTAACAGGTGTAATAATATCTATAGGCGTATTTTATCATATAAATATAAATAGTAGAATACGTGATTTAGAGATTGTAGTATCAGACTTTCCAACACCTCCTGAATTTGCTAAGAAGATTATGACAATGAAGATGCCAATAAGTGAACTACCTAAAGACGTAGTAGAAGCTATGAGAGAGGAAGCACTTAAGACACCACAAAAAACACAAAATGTAGATACAAGTTATCTAGGATGATAAAATGAAAGAAAAAATTAGAACTATTAGTAGTTGGCACGAACTTGTGGACTTTGTTGAGGATATTAACCCCAACAAAGAAACTGTAGTTCTAGTCGGATGGCTCAACGAGATTTATAAAGAAAGAACTTATGTTAAACAATTAGTATTTTCAACTATGGATGTTAACATATTAAAGGAGAAGAATAATGTTAAAAAAACTAAAAAATTGGCTAGAAAGCCTACTGTTAAACGTACAACAAAGTGATAATGATGATTACATACAACGTATAGAACTTTTACTAAATGAATTAGAAGCTAGTAATAATGTAAATATAGATATGGCTGAGATTGTTGCTAAGTTGAATGATGAGAAGAAAGCATTACAACTATTAGTACCTGTACCAAAACCAACAATCACTAAACCATCTTGGCTTAAAGGCTATATGAGTTATAAACCAAGAAGAAGATTTGTTAGTAAGAACTTAGATATTACAAAACTGTTTACAAAACCACAATACTGCTTTGATAAATCGACTTTACTATATGAATTACTTAAGAAAAACAACTTACTTAATGTAGAAAAAACATTTGATAATATGAAGAAGATTATGAGACTTATTACAGGTATGATTACATACGAATATGATAAGACTGATAATTGGAGACCTATTACAGATATTTTAATGTTTGGTAAAGGAGATTGTGATGATTCAGGCGGAATTGCTATTACAAGCGCACTTGGAATGGCTGGTTGGAATGAAGATGAAGTATTCGTAGCAGCTGGGTGGTTCTATAAAAATAATGACTTAGATAAGAACAACAGAGGCGGGCATGCTTGGGGAGTAGCTAAGTGTGATGGTAAGTGGTATGTACTTGAAGGTACAAATAGAACAGCTATACCAAGACTATGGTCAACATGGAAAAAGAAATATGAATGTTCTTGGGGAGTTTGCAATTGGCGTTGGCAGGGTATGATTTCAAATGGCAGAACTTACTTGTAAGCAAAAATCGGCTAGAACTAAGTCGAAAAACGCTACATTAACTATTAAATGTGATAATTGTGGTATAAAATTTAAAAGATTAAAATGTCATATTAATCGTACAGACTTTAAAATTAAACACCACTTTTGTTGTATTAAATGTTATTGGAATTTTAAAAAAGGGAAACCTAATATTGGATGTGCTGGAAAACAAAGACCATATATGAAAGGAAAATTACATCCTAATTGGAAAGATGGACGCACAGAATATCCAAGTGACAAAATTAGAAAAAGTTACAAATGGAAAATTTGGAGAACTAAAGTATTTAAAAGAGATAAATATACTTGTCAGTTGTGTAATAAAAAAGGTGGAGAATTACATCCTCACCATATGAAATTTAAATCTTTGTTTCCAAAATTAGTATTTGTAGTTAAAAATGGACAGACATTATGTAAAAAATGTCATATGAGGTTACATAGAAGATGATTAGAAAAAAAGTAATTAGAGTAATAGCTGCCTTAGTTGATGATGAAGGTTTGACTAAAGCAGGTTATGAATGGCTCTATGATGAACTTGGAATAACTAAAAAGGAATTAGATGAAGAAAATGAGTGAATGGAAAAACGTACCGAAAGACTTAGATAAATACTTTGGCTTTGTTTATTGTATAACAAATACACTAAATGGTAGACAATATCTTGGAAAAAAGTTTCTTTGGAAAGATAAGAAACTTAAACCTCTTAAAGGTAAAAAGAATAAGAGACACTTCAAAGTTGAGACAGACTGGAAGAACTATTGGGGTAGTAGTAAAGAACTACTTGAAGATATAGAGAAGCACGGTAAGAAGAACTTTGAAAGAGAAATACTCTTACATTGTGAGACTAAATGGGGCTGTGCTTACTATGAAGCTAAGATGCAGTTTGATTTAGAAGTATTATTTGACAAACACTGGTATAATAATTATATTGGTTGTAGACTAAAGGGGAAAAAATGAAAACTATAGATGATTGCTGTGATTATGTTTATCCAACAGAAGTAGATGATGTAATAGCTTACAGTAAAGACCCAAAGCTGTTGATTCGTTACATTCAAAAAGATATTTGGAAACCTGTGAATAAACAGTGTCCACCATATCTGAGAATTTATCACCAACAAGAACCAATACAGTTGTTAATAGCATTTCCAAACTATAATATTCTGTATAAAGATGAGAGGACTTAAGAAAATGACTAAGAAAAACGATACATTTATAAAGGAAAGAACAAAAAGAGAAGAAAAACGCTTAGATAATATGATTTTAGAGTATATAACCGACTAGAAATCGATACATTTATATACTAGAACAAACATAATAGTAGTTATGGACAAAAAACAATGTACTCAGTGTAAAAAACATAAAGGACTACATTTATTTAATAAACCAGAGAATAAATGGTGTATGTTATGTGTTCAGAAGAAACAATTATACAATGAGAACTTTAATAAGAAGAATAAACCATCTTATATGTTAACTATTATAAAAGCAAGAGCAAGAAAATATGGTATACCATTCAATTTAACAAGAGAAGATATAGATATTCCAGATTATTGTCCTGTATTAGGAATACCTTTAGACTGGAGTGATAGAGAACATACTCCAAGTATAGATAAAATTATTCCAAAAAAAGGGTATATTACTGGAAATATCGCTGTTATGAGTATGAAAGCTAACAGAATGAAGCAAGATTCGAGCTTAGAAGACCTAGAAAAGCTAGTAACATGGTTAAAAAGCGAAACATTTAAATAGTAGAACTAGCTATATAATATATACAATGGTGATAAATAGCCACTAAAGACAATTCTATGTGATTTAAATAGTTAATATACAAACATAGAGATTGTCATCAAGTTTTTGACTGAAAATCAGTCGAAATTAAATAAAACATACCAAAAAAGGTGATTAAACATGAAACAAACAAATGAAAAAAGCATTATGAGTAAAGTTGCTTATGGAGTTGCTACAGTAGGAGTTGCAGTAGGACTATTAGGCGGAATTGGCTACATAAATGTAAGCAAAGATAAGAAAGTCGCAGAACAGGCACTTTTAGACAACGCAGTAATCGTGGAATCACTTCAATCCCAGCTATCTGATAATAGCATTACACTTGAGAGCTTCAAAGCTCAAATAACAAATTTAGGTGTAGAATTGTCAGATTTGTCGGTAAGAAGTGAAGCAGACGCAGCAGTAATTGATGCATATGCTAAAGAAGTTGCTGAATTAAAAGCAATCGAAGAAGTACCAGCAACAGAAGCACCAGTAGAAGTTGTATTCAATGGATATGATGAAGAGTTAGATAGTATTGAATCATTTAGCTTTGTAGAACTGAACGACAATCAAGTTGAGAAACTAGCAGACTTAGAAGTTGAGTTTGACGGCGAAGACGTTGATGTTAAAGAATTCTTAACAGTAAAAGGAGACTTTGAACTTGAGAAAGAAGTAGCATTTAACTTTGTTGATGAAGATATCGTTTATGAATTAGAATTTGATTCTGGTTTAGACTTTACTAAAGATGATTTGAAAATCTCAGTTTTAGGCGAAGAAATGGAAATCAAAAGCTATGACACAGATTTAATGGTTGTTAATAGAGCACCAGAAAAGATTGCTAAAGAAGGCGATGTTATTAAGGGATTAACTATTGTACAAATTGGCGAAGACGCTATTATCGTATCATACGATGGTGAAACTGAAATCGTTAGTACTAGTAAGACTATTGGTGACTTAGAAGTTAGTGTTGAAGATATATTCTATAGCGATGTTGCAGAAAGAAGCTTAGTTAACTTAAGAGTTGGCGAAGACCTTGATGAGACTATCGAAGTTGATGATTATGTCGACGAAGATGAGTTATATCAATATACAACTATCGATATAGCAGCTGGTAAGATTGTAATTAAGTTAGTAGAAGATGTTGATGAAGTACAAGAACTTGTATTACCAAACGACTTTGCTAAAGTAAGTTATGCATTATCAAGTGAAGACTATAATGATGTTAGTGTTGTTAAGAAAGATGACAAACTATCAGAAATTAAAGCTGACTTTGAAGAATTTGACGCAACTAAAGTTAAATTTGAAGATGGAAACTGGACAATCGAAGATAATGATGGTGACGACTTAATTGTTACTGGCATGAATCTAGAGTTAAAAGACTCAGACTACACTATCGATTTCACAGACGATACTCAAGTATATGTAGCAGATATTGAATTCACACCAAGCTCAATCAACAGTGGAGTTGGCGACGAAGACGAAATCTACACTACAAGTGCAGGAATCGTTATCGAAGATAGAGATAGTTGGAATGAAGACGACGATGAAACTGTTAAATTATCAGTTCCAGAGAAGGCTGTCAAAGCAAAAATCTTTGTAGAGTAAAATCTACATTTTTTTATTTTTTTTCTTTTTAATTTTAAGAAGATGAAACAAAAATTTACAATACTAAAGCGTGGTAAGTGGTGGAACATTGTTAATTACATTCGTGTGTATATAGCTATTTCTAAACAACATAAGATAATATACGTTAATTGTAAGAAAGATGTGTATGCTCTTAGAGCTCGATAGGCTTGATTTAAGACGTTTTATTCTAAACTATGTCTTACTATTCCAAATCAATAATAATGGACAGGATGAGACATATGACACGTTTAAACGTATTCTAATGCAACATTTCTTCTATTTACTTCTTTAAGAACTCTAATCTCTATTTCTTTTGATAATACTACGTCACTTTTATTAGTGTTACATGTATGACATGAAGTTACTAGATTAGAAATAGTATGTTCGCCGCCTTTTGATTGTGGATAAATATGGTCTACTTCTAATTCTTTAGCGTCTTCTATAGAACTTTTACCACAATAAATACAAGTAAAAATATCTCTTTCAAATATTCTAAAATCTGTAATGTAGCCATATGATGCTCTTGTTCTTCTACGATTCTTATCATATTGTACTTTATTTATCTCTTTACATTCATCAGAACAATATTTTCCGTTAGTCGATTTTGATAGATATTCTTTATTACATATAGTACATGTTCTCTCAAATCTATTAATATATGTGCATTCCTTACTACAATAATTACCACTCTGAGAAAAAGTATTAAACTTTTTATTACATCGTTTACAACGTTTATTATATCTAGTTATCATTATCTCACCTTAAAAAATTATGACTCCGAAGAGCCATTAAATTATTGATTTCTACTTTGATATTTCTTTGTACCAGTATTCGCCAGCATCTAACAGAAATTTACCAACAATAGTTAAGAATCCTAATAATGCTGGATTACTTGTAGCTAAT